ACAGAACTGTTAACGGCACCTTTAGTATTAAAGACGGGCGAGATATTAAAAGTTACAGCAGCTACTGCTGACAGGTTACATGTTGTAGCAAGCATACTGGAGATATCATAGTGCAAATGGTAGACAGCAAAGAAAAACTGTTAAAATTACCAGAAATAGTTCTTATATCTGCACAGGACATAGGTACAGATGGAGTTCCCTTACCTTCAGCTCTAGCGAGTGTTGCAAAAGAAGGTACGTTGCCTAGTGCAGATATAGTGCAAGTAGGGAACACTGCGTTTCTTGCTCACAGAGGGAAAGATAAAAATAAAAATAAAGTGCTTGGACGAGTCTTTAATGCTGACATAGCAAGAAATTACATAAAAAATTTTATAGAGTATTTTAAATATTTAAAAAACAAAGGTATTACTCATTATAGTGCTCAATTTAGTGGGGAAAGAATGCGTAATTTGTTAAATATAGTGGGGCAAAATGCAAAAGATATAGTGACTGGATTTGCTATTGCTCGAACTGAACAAGAAGGTACGTATATGTTAATGATAAAATTTGGTGATAAATAGTGGGTTTTATTTTTAAACCAATAATAAAAATTGTTACAGAAGTAGTAGATGAAGTTGTAGAATTTGTAGATGACAGTAAAGATTTTGTCTTAGATGATGTAGCTGATCCTATACTTGATACTATAACTGATGTCATAGAGGATGACCCTGTAAAAGCCATAGCTCAGGT